TGGCGACGTCCTGTTGCATAAGTGTCCCACCCTGCTGGTGTGGTAGGATATGTCGTAGAAGAAAACAGTTGGCGACTAATGGAAGCAGTCAAAGGGTAGGATCCGGTGATTATCGCTCCGTACGACTCTGTACTGTAATCCGCAGAGCTTACATTGGGGAAGGCCAACCAATTGCCATCCTTAATGAAATAAGGATAAATTAAATTACTGGTGCGGTCAACATTATATTCATAGAGGCTCGTGTACCCATCTTTAATATTGGCACCCAGATGGCGATTATTGTTATAATATATGGAATTATGATACATAGTGAAGACACTCTGAGGGTGTGTCTCCATACGGTTGGTGTAAATATCGTCCGGTCCAAATTTATGAAGATAAGGCATAGAAAAACTGCTCCTTCTCTAAATAGCCTGCTCTTCTAATATTGTGCCCGACTCTTAATAATCTAAGCGAACTCGAAGGGTTACTTCGTCCGCAGGGGTTTTCTTAAGCGGCTCACTTAGCTTGGCTACTGCCAATAGTTGGTTATCCGCATTGTAAAGCCCTACTGTAGTAATATAAGATACGGGAGTATCTGTTTTTACATCCTTCACTCGCATTTTACTATCGCTTAGATAAGTAGCGTTGCTGCTATAATTGAACTCCGTATTGCCGGCGCGACAGAAGTATATTGTGGAGTTAAGATCGGTGGTATTATTAAAAGACAGATCATAAAATCGATGGCGCATTGCATCACATGTCCCACTTATAGATCCGCTCACCAATAAGTCTGTGATCGAAGACCCGGCAGAATCCATGTCACATGCCACGCCGCCCAAATCAGCTTTAAAAACGGACGAGGTAAGAGCAACAATACCGGCTTGATAAAAGAGAAGTCCACAAGGCTGATCAGAAGACGCCATTGTGCTTCCGGATGCATAAAGAATATTGAACTCTCCTGCTGGGGAGTTGGTCTTGTATGCAGTAGAGTCTTTGTCATAAATTTTCAACTGGGTTGAAAAAGGAGCCGCATATCCGGATGCATTGCCGAGATAAAAGTTAAATCCTCCGCCGGACTGTTTCTGGATTTCATCCTTAGTAAGCAAGCGAGCAAGGTTAACATAAACCACTTCATTCATTTTGGTCGAAGGGGTTGTACTACCAAATGCGCCGTCGGAATCTAATCTCTGAATATTTCCAGAGGAATCATAGCCTGCTACAAGCTGAGCTATTTCATTATAGAGGTCTTGTTTTTGGTTCTGTTGAACCAAGCCCGCAGAAGCCGTCAAGGATGAAACCGAAGAGTATCCGGCGGTCAAATCAAAAATATGATTAGCGGAAGAACTTAAATAAGGGTAGTCGTATACTGATTGAAACATTCCATGGGCATAATTTTTAATATTCTCGTCGCTATACGTGCCCGATACTATCGTACCTGTGACTGGGATAGCCTCGTGCAATTTTGTAAGATTCTGCTGAATGTCTGTTCCAGGGGTGAGTTTTTTAAAACTTGTAGCCATGTTATTTTCCTTTTAGTTTACAGATCAAGTCTTCTTCAAGAGCTTAAGAGGGACCTCGACACGATACCCTGTCTCTACACCGGTTATCCGTAGGACGGTATTGATATATTGATATGCAGTGGCTGACAGAGTAATATTGCCCCCGAGGTCAGTCCAGATAGTAGTCCCCGCTTCAGCAGTTTGTGTCGAACGTAAAGCAAAGACAAGACGAGTACCTAGGCGTCCTGTGGTTGTTGATCCGCCAATGGCAGAGTTTTCGACGCTTGCAGGAGTAGTATTGTAATTTATTTCGAAGTTGGGTGATACACCTTTTGACTCGTTAGAAACTATACCGGAGTTAGTTTGGGTTGCAAAATAACTGGCATCTTCCTGAAGAGTAAAGTAATAAGTGGCTATGTTATCAGAGTTGACACTGATGGGGCGAGCAAGGTTCGAGTTGTCACCCTGGGTCGTAGTAGCAATATTCAGGAGCCTGTTGTCAACCTCTACCATATAACGAGTCTCCACCAACTCAGAATCGGTAGTTCCCAAATAATCCAAGGAAAGGTCGCTTGTGTTCAAGCCATTATCAAAGACGAGTCGCGATTGGTTAGCTGCTCGGCGTGCGTCGGCGAAGCGTGTTCCGGTAATCTGATCTTTGGCAAGCTGATTGGCGGTGTCTGTGTCCGCAGCCACATAATATCCACCAATAGGAGCCGAGGGTAAAGAGCCGGTAGGGGTCCCCGCACCACTCAAAGTATTGAGCTTAATAACGGGCAAATACAACAAATCACTATTAGTATAAGTCAGGAGCTTGCTCTGTAAAGAAGCTGCTTTGTTCGTGAAAGCTTCAAAAACTGGAAGCTGAAGTATTCTTAAATCTTGGTATCCCGAAGAAGTAGTGGCAGTATAGAGTGAATAATCTATCTCGTCGTCACTGAGTGCGAATTTAGTGATAGCAAAACTGCCATCGCCTTTGGCGAGCTTGGCTCGACCCACTTCCGTCAACACGGCGTCGAGTATAATATCCCCACTGTTATCTAAAAATGCCATAACTTTTCCTCTTTATAACTGGGCAGCCAGTCTTATTAAATAGTATCCATTTAATGATTTCATTCATTTATATCTCTTTGGGTAAAACTTAACTTAATGTCAAACTTTCGTCCCGTATCCCTTGAGGTCAACCGTACGATGAAATCTTTGTTAGCAATTGACTTTCCTATTTCGCTTCCCAGGTTCCGTATCCCGTGAGATTCACCGTCGTCGTCTACTTTATTTATAGGGTCCGATTGAATATCGGAAGGACCTATTTGCAAATAGCGTGTAAACTTGCGAGTGGGGACTTTGCGCGAAACAGGAACAAATTTATATTCCTCAATTTGAGGGAGACATTTACCCTTATCATATACTAAGCGTACTTCCTTTATGGGACTTGGGTTAGAGACATTACCATGAACATCATAAGCTACGCAGGTGTAATAGTACCTGACGTTAGGGTCTATATCATCGGTAAGATCATAGGATGCCACCAGTTCCGACTCTACCATCTGAGGGTTTTTAGTTAGATCATAGGTTACCACATCTGCATTCTCCTCTTTATTGAAAGAGGCATATAAATCCTTATAAGAGACGACTGCGGTATTCAGGTGGGTAGTCCGCATTATTTTAACACGAACAATCTCTGTTAATGATTCGTTTTTGAATTGCAGGAATCCGCGGCGAAGCGGAAAATATTCCAAGTGGTGCTGATACCACCACTGACTGCTGTGGTCTCCCGGCTCAACATCTATGGTCCTAAGCGCGCCATCTTGTGTAAACTCGCCAACCGACAGGTCAACACCGACCTTTACTTGGCGATAATTTCCTTTCAGAGGATAAACCGTAAGATCTGGTGGGGGTGGCGGATAGTCTAAAATCTTGGTGGGAGTATAATATCGACCATTGGGCATCCAGTAACCTGTAAGAGGGGTACGGGTACGGCGAATTTTATCTTTATATAGTGAACTTTGGTAAATGGGGACTTCATACAGATGAATAGAAGGAGAAGAGACGGAATAAGAGTCAAATGCAACGGGGTCAAACCCTGCCATACGATTCCGGGCATCATCAAATGGCTCCAATTCCCTTTCAGCATCCTCGGCGGGAGGATTGAACTCCTCCAGATCGATTTGAGACTCATCCCCCACTCCGACGTGCATCCAAGATGGCAACCTAAAGGTACGATTGCGGGGTGCAGGGAGGATAATCGATCTATAATTCGTAGTATAGACAATCCGATACTCATATAAATCATAAGTATAAGAGGTGTCGTATTTGACCTGAGAATCTACATATTCGAACATCCTATCGCGGCTTTGATTATTGCCCGGATTACCAAGTAGACCATTGGCTACATATATTTCCTGCATCACCGCGCCATCCTGATTTTTCTTAATTATCTTATAAGCTAAAGCCTCGGATGGTGTTGCTGGTCCTCTCAAATTATTTGTTAAATAGTCAGTATAGTTTAAAAACTGCTGCTTGGCTATATTCCCTAGGTCTGCCCTAAAAGACGTTTGGAGTGCTGTTTTTTGAGATGCGCTGGGTTTTGCTCCGGTTAAAACGTCCAGTCCGCGCTCCGTTAAAACCAGAGGCGTCATAACATATTTGGACGGAGAAAGTGCGGCATCTTGGAGATCGATATGGCTCAATATTCTCGATATAGGTGTTCGTCTAAGTGGGAGGGTGTCATATTTAGACACTTGTAAATTATTCCCTATATACGAAGCTTTACTTGGATTTCCAGCAGAACTTTTCAGGGCTCGAATAAACAGAGGATTGTTGGTAGTTAAAGTTGTTTCAGGAGGAGCGGATGTTCCCGGAAAAGCTAAGCGAATAGCGTCTAAAATTATAGAACTAATTTGGTGAGGAGGGGGGGCGTCTTGAACCTCTACTGTATTCATCGCCATAGTAGCCGGTCCTGGGCTCTCCATCTGGAATTTGACCGTATTAGTCATTGGGAAAAACTTAACCTTATCTTTTAGGAGTTCCACGTCAGCAGCCGGCACTAAGAGAGCCTTTTGTTCTTTCATCATTTGTTCTTGTCGATTAAGGGTAGCGCCGGGTGCCGAGGAACTAAGAGCGGGTACAGTGTCGCTATAAGTGTTTAGATACGAACGAATACTTTCGTCTGTATCGTCGAGCACAAAAGAATTTTGCATAGTTAAAAGAGGCTTATAGTAATTCTCTAAATATTCACGTCCCTTGCTCGCTTTGTCTCCTGGAGAGGAATCGGCGGGCGGTGGATCCCACTTAGATGGTACTCCTCCGTTCATACCCAGTGATTGATTACAGATTTTGTAAATATACCGATTTGGGAGAACTCCTTCAGGAACGTTAGATCCTGAAATGGTTTCTTCGTATTTTTCATGGTAAAATAGATAATCGGGATCAGTAGAGGCACCACCATCATCATTACTTAAACTTCGATCCAGATAAGGGTAAGTGAAATAATTTCGTACGAAAGGGACCTCCTGCACGAATCTAAATTCATTGTGGTCGGAGTACGCGGCAGGGTCCAACAAATTGCGGTATTCTGATGTGTGAGCCAATGCAAGGGCCTCGTAAATATCCCCCAACGACTCGCGCACTTCTTCCATTGCCCGCAACACAGCATCAGCCAAGACCATTATATTGTGGGCGGCCCACGCCGGGGGATCAATTTGAGCAGCCCGACTTATAATCCAGTTCCAGCCTGCGCGGGGGCGATTGCCTGTCCAAATGCCGACAACGTTGGCTTGGGACTGGTTATCGCGGAGTCCGACAAATAGCCGAAGCAAATCTCCAAGAGACGCATTCTCGCCCAGAGCCTCGGCCCACTCATCTTCATCTTGGGATACGTTTCCATGAGTGTGTTGATAGTTCCGCAGCGCATCTTCTGTGTACTGAACCGCGTCAACGGTTAGCAGTCCGTTGCGCCGGTCAGCAATTGGGGAGAGAAATTTATTAACCGCTTGAATATGGGAACCGTGGGAAGATACCAAGGGGATCCCATCAAGAAACTCGTGAATATAGGGAGAACCCAAAAGGAAAATGCATCCTCGGATAGTAGCAGAATAGGTATCCCGTGAAAAACTATACCAATTTCCGCTGGGGACAAAACGCGGAAGGGACTTTTGAAATATATAAGGATTAGGAGAACCTCCTGCTGTTAACGTCTCTGTGCCGCCGGGCTCATACTTAAGAGAGGTTGCCCACTCATGAATAAGTCGGCGGTCTACACTATTAGCAATGGATGTTGTACTCAGACCACTACCCATGTATCCCCCCAAAGACCATCGAACGCGTTCATGTTGTTGAGTATTATCATCCGTGCGAGAAGATTCGATCAGAGTGAGGTGGTCGGCACCAAGTCCATAAAGCGCAGGTGGACGCGCTGGGCCATTCCTCTTGTTTTGATAATAGGACATAAAGGGGTCGAGGCGAGTGGTTGGAGCCACTGCATAAACTTTTATAGTACTTTTCGGAGAATAACTCATAAATTTACCTATATTCCTTTTTAATACTTAGTCTGGGCGGTAGAATACAGCACCACTGGGGTATTTCTCTCTTCGACGTCTGTTGGTTCCTCATCCTCGAATGTTGACTGGTCAATGATAAAATATTGATTATATATGGGCAAATTTAACACGTCGGCTACCTCGCCATAACTGGTCTGAAGGTATACATCACACGCTTCTCCCGAGGGCAATAAATCCCTATACTCGATTTTAGTCAATGGGCTAACGCGGCATAACATTTTCTCACCGGGAGCAAGATTTTCTGTGACACCAGCCGAGAAAGGAATCCATTGATCGAGTACCACGTTGGGGTCACTGTTCTCTCCTGTGCGACCGAATCGGCTTAAGCACTCAACTGTTCCCAGTTGCTTATAATTAAGCCAAAAAGCCAAGAATTTAGAATACATCTTCATGGGATCCAACGTTGTTCCGTATGCTGGCTGATCTAAACCTGACTCCCAAAAACTCACCGCTTGATCTAAGTTGTTTGACTTATTTTTATCATCTAAAATAGGGCGAGTCGCATTGTATGGCCCACGTAACGAATTTGGAAATAAGAGCGCATCGGCGCTTGAAGCAGCTACTACCATCATACTCTTAAGTTGGAAAGGTAGTCCATTAAATATCCCTTCGATCATCTCACGCACGTTAATATTATTAACTCCAAATGCATTAACCAGACCCCGCATTGAATTAAAATCCATATCTTGATAGGTTACGTCCAGATTAATTTTACTATCTACGGACATTTCGCCGAAAATAGCAAAAGGGAATTTTAGAGGGCGTTGAAACTCTGCCTGTATGGTTTGTGATTTGTTTGCACTTTCCTTGTCTTCAGTTAAATTAGTAAGTGTGGCATCCACTTCAGATACATATGTATCCAGGGCAGGGAAGCCACTACCCAACCCACCAACGATAGAAGGGACGGCCAAGGGTCCCGGCAAATAAGGAACAGCGGATGTCAAGCCTGCGGTGGGCTCATATTCTCCGGACATTATATGGGGGGGAGAATATTGCGGAGTTAAAGTTGAATCCAGTAAGGTTCCATGAGTTTGCCCTAAGTCTGCGACCACAGATGAATATAAACTCTCTTCACCCAGGGTAGAACAGTCATCCTGTGGGGCTCTGTCGCTTTCGGCAACAACAGGAGCCCCGTAAAAAAGTTGAGAGATTGCAGTTCGAGTTCGAACCAAATCCACGAAAAGATCAGCATACCTATCCAAATCATAATAGACGTAAGAAGCGCCTCTTCTTTGGAGGGAAGAAATCTGATCCAGTGGCTTCCGAGATGGTGTTATGATAGTTCGCGGACTCAAATAAGTCATATTTGTGGGAATGATATTTGCCGGGTTGGGTATCGTAGTAATTGAGTCTATGGTTACTGGTGATGGTTGAGCCGAAGGTTGAAAGTATTTGTTAAATTCTAAAGAAAAGCGTTGAAAAATGTCAGGTATCTGCATTCTTAACAGTCCGGATGCATCTTTCTGTTTATCTTGTTGATCGTGAGAAAAAATAAAATCTTGTCCATAACCCACCTGAGCGGATGGATTAAGGATCTGGGAGAAATTATGCTCCCCTTGAACGATTGGGTACAGTGTCTGTTTCAAACCCACGGACTCCAGCGCAAATAGTTTCGTAGTGTGTGTGTCCCCGAGAGGATTGCCGGGAAAGACACTCTTGAGTTTATTAAAATAAAGATTTATACCTAAATTTAACATATTTTGAATTTCTGTCAGCCACCGAAGAGGCATATTAGAAGATAAGGCTCGAACAGAATCCATATATGGCGTTATATTTATTGGATCGCCTGGAAGAGTATCATTGAGGATTTCTGCATACTCCTCCAACATCTTGAGAATAAAAGAATCATATCTCTCATTGGTATTATCAAAGTTTAAAGTGTGGCTGCTCAGTGAGGTAAGAACGACCCCTTCAGCCGCTGAATGAGGATGGATGTCCATAAGGTGAGAATAGAGATGATTCAATGCTGTCTGAAAAGAGAAAAGTTTTTTAACTATGTATCTCAAGTAGTCTGGAGCAGCATCATATGCTTCAATATCTACGCTATAATAAATTGAGTTCTTATTGTTGGTGTCTAAATGGTCGGTGCCTTCATAAAATTTAATTTTAGCCAGAGATTTAAACCCTACAATCCCTTTAATCTCTTGGGGGTTAGAAACATATTCTGCCCTATATGTTGCGTCGGGCGTTCGGGGGGAAAGATGGGCGCTCGTACTCACATCATTACCAGGCATTGTGGCGGTCTGGTCGCATATATGTCTCTTTATCTTAATGGATCTAATGTTTGACCGCATCGGTGGAAATTTCTCTGGATTCATATCAGCAGAAATAGGAGACAGTAATTTGGTAGCCATAGAATTATTAGAATAGAAATAGGGCAACACACTTTTGGACTTTAAAAATTCTGCTTGGTTAACAGCAAAACTAAAACGAACTGATTTATTGTGGTCAACCGTGGCCCATAACTTTGAATAAGGCGCATTGTCCTGGAAAAGTCCTGCAAGTTCAGAATTTGCCTCACTAATCACATTCTTGGGTGGATTGAAAAAACTATTCCATCCTGTGGTAATTTTCTCCCGCACACTGGCTGCGGTCTGATTGTCTAAAATATGTAAAAGACCCCTATGAGGGGCGTAAAGAGCGGCAGTATTAGCCGGGCGCATCCGGACCAAGAGTCGGTCGGTAGTAGCAGGTGCCCACAAACTCTGGATTCCTTTGAGGTTTATGGCAACAATTGGAGTAATGGGTACGCCAAGAGCTACGCCGCCATCGCTATCAACACGAGAAGGCACATAGGCGTAAACATAGAGACTGAGTTGTTGTATTTCTTCTATGGTCTGTCCGACAAAAGGAATAGTAACCGGGGTTAAAAAGATTCTATCAGTCGCGGTGCCTCTTGAAGTTTTATTGAGTATATCGTTGACCAACGACCCATTAATTGACTTTCGTGCCGAGGAAGAAACAGTGTCTAAAATATCTTGAGGGGACTGAGGCGGTGCCGGTACGACCAGAGGTACGGATATTCCACCGTCTGACGATAGTTCTAAAATATTACCATTAGTATCTCGCGCAGCCAAATCCAACAAAGGGCTGTCATACATGACAACTCCTTTAGAGAGAGCTTTCCCAGTGCCCACAGGGGTTTGAGGAGTGACAAACATATTTGTAACCACTTGTGATGCTACACTATAAGGCGAGACGGGATTAGTGGACGACATATATTGTTGGTTGTCGAGAGATAAACTTCTTCTTATAAATTTGGTAAACATCTCCGGAGAAACTTCTATCGCCGCGGTCGTTGTTTGTTCCGCCAGTAAATATTCATTAAACCTCTGGGTGATAAAATCTAAAGAGGTCGATGACGTTGAAGTGGTGGCTACAAAACATCTTAGCCGAATACCTCGTAAAAGATTTAAGGTTTGCTCGTCTGGGACAGTTTTTTTGTAGGCGCTCCAATTTACAGTAAGAGAGAAATTAGGCTGTCCAACACTCGGCGTGCTTTCTGATGTGATCGATTCGAAACGAATATTTTTAATAATATCTAATAGCATAATAAATCCCGTTAACTGTCCGTAGGCACAATATAGCCTTGCTCCAGAGAGTCGCAAATATCCCCTGGATTCTCGTCTTGTGTGCCGCGATAAAGAGTGGATTGGGAGGGCATCGCGACCCCCTCTATTTCAGAGTCTACTAAAATCTTTAAATAAAATTCTACATACTTTTCATCTAATATTGGAAAGGCGGACGCAATTTGTTCTTCACTCCCTTCCAGGGTTTGTGACAGTTGGCGAGGATTAGTCTGTTGGCGCAATGAGAGAGTACCATTATCTTCAAGATCTTGGTTGATAAAATAAAGTTTTCGCATAGTATCATCTTCACGCTGTTCGAATACCTCTATATCAAAATTCCCATTGAGTTTAAAAAGTGTATTTAATTCTTGTACGTCCAGATTTAATGTTTCTACCTTGTGGTTGACAATCGGGAAAGGAGGATCTTGTTCCAGGGTCCCGCTTCGATAGTAAACAGTGTCGTTGGATGCACTCATCATGGGTACAGTATTGTTAATCTGATAAGTTACTCCAGGCTTTAATTCTGTTGGACTTCCCTCCATTAAGGTCACATTCCAGGCCGGATAATAATCACTCCACGGACTACTGCTTCCCAGGAAACGATAATAAGGAGCGTTAAACTCGGACACTTGATAAATTTGATTAACCAAATCAGCACTGTCGATGGCCACGATACTCTGATTACTTCCGGTAAATCTCGTGAGAGGTTTGACCCTCGGGGTTTCTTGTTTGATACGAGTAACAATCGCATTTTGAGATTCCGAGATCCCGCCATATTGTCCATCATACAATATATCAGTATCATAAAAAGCATAATAATGAGGATTAAATTCTCCCGAAGCAAATTTTTGTTTGCCATAAGGAGTTAGCTCAATATTTAACACTTCTTCTTTTTGATTAAAAAATGTAGTCATATCTTAAATATCTCAGCAGTATTATTATTCATCGTTGATTTTCGAGATTGCAGAAAAGATAGCCGGAGATGGCGGAGAAGAAGCGTCTTCGGGATTTTGGATACTGAGCTTGACTTGTCCTGAATTTTGTGCTTCTTCGTACTCTCTATGTAATTCCGGTCGAAAAACAACTTTAGTATCAAGTTTGCCGAGTTCGATGAGCGAGAAATAATCGTAAGGCCAGTTATAAGAACCCTCTCCCAGAGAATGCTTAATCTTATATATATCTTTAGAGTATTTGGCACGGGATCCCATAAGTTTGTCCATTTGTGCACCGGAGAGACCTTGGCTGGAAAAATATCCTCTAACATTATCATAAGTTAAAGCTTGGGGACCATCTACTTCCTCCATTACCATCTGAGAATAATCTACCAAGCCCCGTTCTTTCACTTTAAATACAACCCATTTAATATCAGGAAATAGTCCGCGCTTGTCGGGCATTCGAGAAATATCAATAATATCATAACGAGGGTGACCAGTTCTTTCAACTCCCAGTTCTATTTGCTTTTTGAGAACTTCTGGGAATTTGGTTACATCCTCTTCTACATTATCACCTGGCAGATAATGATCTATTGCCGCATAACTGGTGGTGAAATTGTGCCCCAGACTTGGCATGATCCCCTGCCACATATCGGCAAGATCTTGACGAGAAAGAGTGACTTTGTGTTCCAGAAGATAGACGGCGGGAGTAGTAACTATCTTCTCTCCCTCTAAAATTTCATCATAGTTATCCCCGCCAAAGGGATTAATAGTATCCGAAATATGGGGGTATCCCGGAGGAAGGAGTCCGAGTAGTTTAGACGCTAATGTGGGGGGTAGTGAAAAGCGGGTAAACTGTTTTCGAAATGCTTTGATTTGGGGACCGAGTTTATCAGCAGGGGCCCTCAAAGGAATAAGGTGAGCTTCATTTTTCTCATCGAGATAAAAAGGTAGAGCCAAAATAGCTTCAGATAAGGTTTTTTCCTTATCTTCTCCTAATTCTCCCAGCCGCTTAGCTTTCGTCAAATCCATCCCGTTTCGTATAACCTCATCTGGATCAAAACCACAAAGGTCAGCTAAAGATTGAACTTCGCGACCGGAATCGATCACCACCTTAGGTATCTTCTTAACATATATGGAGTTACTCGCAGTGTTTCCTCCGCCCATGTAATCTATATAACTTTGGGCTATATAATCATATTCTTCCTCATCCCCCGTGGGGATATCTTTAATATATAAGTAAACACCCTGATTATCATTTGGTATCGTCCCATATTGATGCCACATCCCCTGAGTTTCTGAAAGATATTCTGAGGGTGTTACCGAAGAAGAGAAGTTATAATTAGTTGCCCCTGATCCTGTCTGGGGGAAATCTAAGATCGGACATTCCCACTTTGGCATAATTGTCCACTTGTTTGGATCCAGAGGAGTGTAGGTTCCGCCATCGATAGGAAATTTATTATATAAAGATATAGACGCATCGAGATCCATGCGATTTTGCCAGGCACGGTTCCACCCATAGGTGGGTGTCGCCACTGAAGTTACAGTGTTGCCATCACGATCGACGTAAGAGCCTGATGTCATGTCATAATAGCTTCCGCTCTCGTTAAGGTATTGAATAAACAATTCTCCACGGCGGTTATCTAAAATTTCTTCCAACGTATAATCCGTCTTATCCCCTTGGGGCATGAAGAGAATGCGGACCAGAGAAGGTCCATAATAGTACGGAGGAGTATAAGGAGCGAATTCGCCGCGGTGCTGCGGCCAGTCTAACGCTCCACCATTAGGAAGATATGAGGCACTGAGGTCACCCCAATCCGAAGAACCGGTTGCAGTGGGCATCCCAAAAGCATAAGGGTTGCTATAAAGATTACTCTCGCTCGTCTTGAATAGTCCCACTTCCATCATATACGCAGCGTTATCTTCCACCTGTACTATTCTTACTGGATGTGTTGATTGTTGAGAATCTTTCGGAGGGTAGCCAAACTGAGAAACAAACTTTGTCAGATAACCTTCCTCGCCCAGCTTGTTGTATTTTTTAGTCAAAAAGAACTTAGGAATGTTCGCCAAAAAGTTGGATATAGACTTCTGGTAGAAACTATCTTCCGGAGTAGTAGTCAAAGAACCCGTTACATCCAAGAACAAAGTGTGATTAATGTCCGAAAGTACTGTTCCCAAATTAGATCCACTTTGCATTACTGATGCCGGGTCCATAATAGATTCAAAGGGCAATCGATCAGCCCAAAAGAAAGCATCTACATCACTGTTTGACCAATCAAAAGTACCATTGTTGCGACGACTATTGCCTGGAATACTTCCTGCCGGAGTAGCGGAAGAAAGAGTGCCTGAGAGGCATCCATGCAGAGGGGTCGTGTTAGAACTACTCAAAAACTGAGTGTTGTTCCGTGTTTCTCGGCGAATGGGATAATCAACAGCAACTCCCGCCTTAATAGAGTTATAAAGGATACCAGGCGCAAAGAAGGGCCTTAACATGGACCGCCAAGCCGAGGTAGCCGTTTTATCAGCCCCATCGTAAGTCATGTGGTTCGAATAGGCTCCGTGAAACAGCGAAGCTATCTCCAGGCTTCGGTTAACGGGATAAAAACCATTATAAGGTAGAATCTTTAACAGAGCATCTGATTTTATTTCAAAGTGGCGAGGGAACTTGTTAAATATATAATTCCTATTCTGTTTATCACTGGGCATGAAGTTTTCCAAGAACTCCATTTTATCAGTTTCAGAATATCTCTCATAGAAATCAATATTAGTCCCATCAAACATTGAGTCAGAGGCACCTGTTAATTCCAGAGAGGATTTTACGAGAGACGTTAGGGAGCCATTGGTTTTAAATTCTGCTATATGCTCACTAATCCGATATTCGGGCAAAATCGTATAGGCTTTTCCAACTCTGCGGATATCCTCTACATATGTCTCATAATTATCATAAAAGGGAGATACTGTGCCTGCATAGGTTCCCTTGTCTGTCCCTTGGACATACTTACGAGAAGTAGCCGCTGTCCAAGGGGGGCGAGTATATACTGAGCCGGGTGATCGGGGCTCCACCAATTCTTGGCAGGATGAAACTGATGCAGTTCCTCCTCCAAAATCTGGACCATAAATGAACCCACTGACTTCTGCCGTGCCGGCGATTACTTTACCGTTCATCCCCGTTCCGCAGACATCAGCTATCAAACTAACTCGGGGGTCTACCACCGAAGTTACCGAAATATTTACATCTCCTGCCACTTGACGTGCGGTGATGGCGTCACCAATCGCTTGAGATATTTTCGCGGTACTATCTGCGCCTTGGGTGCCGATCAACCAACTGGGTGAACTTGCCACCGTGGTATACGCAACCGAGCTATGAAATGTAGAAGTTACAAGACCATGGGCAACATCGTTCAACTCAAGCGTCTCTACTCCCTTGCCATAATCCCAAAATGTTCCATTAAAAGTTGAGTCTAAAAAGGAAGGCCCGGCATCGCCGGCGATCATCTGGGTGTAGCCGCCGCCGGTGTCGGACTCAGCATAAAAACAGCTACCAGTGATGGTGCGACGATTCCACTCCGTGGGGTCCAAAGAAGTCTGGTAAAAATATACTCGCGATGGAGTTCCGGGATCAATATGAGGGCGAATAGCTAATGCTGAAGAGGTGTAGGCAGATTCAAACGAAGAAGAAATCCGGTTTGCCAGTTGAGCCGTGGTTGTAAGAGATTGATAACCGATATTCATAGGATCATAGAGATCCGAGCCCGAATTAAAATAGAAACTATAGACAGTAGCAGGGAAATCGATGGGAGCCGAGGAAGAGAGTGCCAGAGTTGTGTTATGCAGAGTGTCTGCTCTGTCAGCACCGCCACCGAAGCCTGCCGCCACGATGCCGGCACTATCGACCCGAGTAGAAGATAACACCTTAGCATTCATCAGAGATCCTAACTGCCATGCCGTAACATTGATGGTATCTGTTCCCGAGTCTGTCACGCTGATACTTAACGGCACGGTTGGTGTGGTTACTGAATCACCAAGAGCGATAAGGAGAGTATCCCTAATCTGTTCCACTGTTCCTCCGAATGTCCCGCTTAGTCCTACATTGTATTTATTGGTAGCCCCATCATAACTTGTAGTTCCAGTTGTTTCATCAAATACAAATTCTATAGAAGTAGTAAGGTCTTGTACGGTAACTGATTCTCCGTTTAATGACGTGCGAGAGGCTACTATCTGCACTACAAAGCTGCCCGTAGCCGCTGCCGGGGGTACCGGGGGCTCATCGATATCAATGAAGGTATCTCCCAGAGTTTTTGGTTCGTTTTGCCATCTAAGAGCGTCTATATAACTGGTAGCACACACAGCAGGAGTAGTTGAGCAAGTATAATAAGTTGAGGGGACATTATAAACATATTGTGCAGAAATTGTTTTTGCCGACTCGTACATGGCTGTAATGGGAGAAGTTTTATATGGATTATAGGTTGCCTGGTCATAAACCCGACCATAATGTGTCATCATAAGTTCGCCGGCTGCCATGGTTCCAACATCAGCTAACAACACTGGCACACCGCCGGTCAATACCGTCACTAAAGAATCCCGAGAATCAGCATAAAGATAAGAATCTAAAGGCCACCTTGAACCTTGTCCAAAGCCTGCGATTGATGCATCGGGGTCTAAATAACTTACTGGGGTTTGATCCTGATACATTACTGAGTAATCTTGACTTGTTTTGTATGGATAGACAAGTCGGCGGTATTGTCGATTATAAGTAGAAATCGGTACTGTTCCAGTTACTTGAGAATAATTGGCAAAGGCACTCATATCAGTGGAGACCACCAGCTTATCATCTTTCCAGAAATCATTCACAAATGCTTGGCGCGCACGTGATCCGGATAAATAAGTATAAATCTCCTTGGGATGGATAGTTTCTTGATAACTGGTAAGTTTTAATAAATCAATACCAGTCACAGCCCGATCTACTTGGTCTACAAATTTTTCTCGGATTACTTCATAAGGTCGTTTAATTTTACCATAAGCGAACTTTACATTGCCCGCAAGTTCATAATTTAATTGACGGTTGGCAAATCCCATTAAAGCATTTCCGTAAGAGTATTCCAAGTTAAGATGAGTCTTATGACTGGTAGTCTTAGTGGGAGTTCCTATGTTAGTCCGGACATGGTGAATTAAAGGCTTGTACCGAGACGTGACTGGGGCTTCTCTGTATTGCTGGGAATAATAATATGGTTCACCAAAGTTATTTCGATCATACTCCATACGAGTTTTAGTATTAATGGTTGTCGTATCATTAGAATAAAAATTACTAACCGGGGACGGCAACAAGGCATCTGATGTTAGTGAAATGTTGGGCAATAGTTCATACACATTATTTTGAGAATAATATTTCCCCGCGGCTGTCTGAGAACTTCTGAGTTGTTTCCAGGGAACAAAATCTCTATAATTCGCCCACTTAAACTCTTTTGATCCATCCAGTCCTACGATCAAAGAAGCATCAAACCCAGGTGCGGCGGGATAAGCATCACTGCTTTGAGTAACAAAATAAATGTTGTCAGGGTAGCGAGCGCCCCGGACTACATAAGCATTGTAGGTATTTAGATTATCCCCACCTGAAATATAGGACGTCCATTGTGCTCGATCCGCCGAAGGGATGGGATGAGTTACGTACGCATTATCATAGACGTTACCGGTAATATAAGTGAGCGTTGGGTCAGTTGAGCCAATCTCAACGCGCGGTCGGGTATTACGCTGCGTCTGCACAGGAGCAGGCAGATCAGTAAGAGAACTATAACCACCCCATTTTACGTGTGCCGTTAGAAGCTGATTGTACGGTTGTCTTACTATCAAATTCCTGAATGGTAAAGCGTTATTTGGTGCATATTGATCGGAGTTCACGTCCCTAAACTGTTGTTTTGATGTTTGTTTTCCGCCGGGGGCTGAAAATCTATCAACTATAATAGTCTGGTTTGTGCGTCGAGAGGCTATCTGACGGGGGGCCGGATAATCTGCCGATCCTGTTAATCCTGCCGAACGTCGAGAAGGGGGAGTAACAAAGGCAGTGGGCATCGTATACGCATAATGGGAAGTGTTGGTAATAAAATCCATATTAGTAAGAGATCGATCGGCTGTTTGTACAACTTCATACTTCTTAAGATAATTTCCTATTTGGCGTACGCCGGAAGTAGCTGAATGTCCAGCCACTATAGTGCGAATGTTAGAGATATTAACTGGTGCTTTAGCAGCAGAGTTTCGGAGATAATATCCTGGCGGTGTAGATCCCGGCGTAACCCTATTTACAGAACCAGTAGAGGATACCACCGAAAGTGTAAATGCTTCCTTGCGGTCCTCTGTCCTCATCGGACTTACGTGGCGAGATTGCCGTCCGCCAACCCACTGTTCCGTAAAGGGACCCTGGAGAGGGATTCCTTGCCTGGGTGAAGGCATAACATTATCGTGATGGAAGTTGGTTATTGTCTGGGAGGTAAGTCCGGCTGCTGCCAAAACTGCATTATATCCTGTATTAAGTGTAGACTGGAAGACACTAAACGGGGCAATCTGCTCCCCAGTGTAATTAACTCCGTCCATTGTAGCTCGGAAAGCGATTCTCTTCCTTTGTCCCGGAATAATGATATCATCGATGTCGCGCAAACTTTTGAATTGATCGAAAGTGAAGTTTTGAAAACTAAGTTTTTTATTGAAAGCAGGGTTGGATCCCCCTCCTATGTTAAGAGGAAAATCGGTCCTGAGGACACGAATAGCTTCCGGAGCCAGTGATCTGGCTAAAGACTTCTTCGTTGCCTGGCGTGTATAAAGATTTTCACCGGGTCCCGCCAGAGGAGAATCATAACGCTCCGCGCGGCGTTGCCAATAGGGAGCATTCTCCGATTCCATCCCGTTGACCGGGCGGTGGTTAAAGCGCCAGCCCGATGTATAAATATTTTGGCTAATTCCGCGCCGTAGGGCTGAACCTCTACCGGTAATACCTCTACCTACCCCGCCGCCAGGTCTGGGGATACGGGGTCTTTCTATTCCTCCCGACACCTCGACGGGAATCGATTCCGGAATTGTCCCTCCAGGAATTCGGGCAGGTATAGCAGGATCATTAGGATCTCCCTCTAATCCTAAGAGGGGTTCTGGTCCACCCAGGGATCCCTCGGGTCCGCCGCGGCGACCATTGTCTCGTCCGGGGCGGCGGTCGCGGGTTATAGACGCTTGGTATTGGATCTTGGGTCGCTCAAGTACATGACTTTCTATCATTTTTCGTGTATTTTTGGCGTACCGAGCAGATGCCGGCAATAACTGCTCTATCATAGTACCAATAGCACTGTCAAGCCACTTATAGTAATCTACATATTTTTCTAAATCTGGTATGTCGTTTTGAACTTTTTGGAAAAATAGTTCTCGTACATGTTCCATTTTCTTATAGTTTGCCCGGTATTTATTAACCGGCTCGCCGATGAGGTTATTGAATTCATCGATAGATGCAAACATCTCTAAAATGCGATCAGAGATTCCTTTATACATGCTGCGCTCAACAGCAAAAAAGAAACTCTGAGGTCTGACATATACGCCAAACGTCTCTTCGTTAGCACTGAGTACCCGTACCATATTATCATCGGCGGCATACTCGGGCGGCTGCAACTTTTCGGTCTGGAGATAAGCTTTGCGTACCGGAGTATAGTTAGCGGAAAAGAAGTCGCCGCGGCCCGTATGTTGCCGAAGATTGATGGGGCTTAAATTACCCTGGTAAGAGGAAGGATAATCTCCGGAAGTGGATCCCGAAGAATAATCAGAGATATTAAATCGCCCGGAGGCGTCCGATTCTGAAACGTTTGCCAGGTCCCAATTCATTGCCAACGTAGCAATCTTAGGAATAAACACCGAAGGAACAGTCGTCTGAAAAGAATAAGCATTCTTATAAGGATTGTTTCGTCCAAAAGCATCTGAACTTTTTGCCTGCAAATCTAAAGTAGTGCTTGGTAGATAATCAGTCCAATACCTAATACTGGAGGCTTTTATATCTGTCGATACCAGGGTGCTCCCAGTATAATTGGTTCTATGAGCCCCTACATATATACGCTTCGCCCCAGACAGAACAGTCGATCCACTGAGCGGTGTATATGATGATGAAATAGCGAAACTATGTTGCTTAACGCCAGAATCATAATTTACCCCATACAATTCTAACCAATACCCGTTAGTCGCGGCGCTGGACCCAGAAACGCTATCGGCAAAGGGGTATTTTTGGGGGCGTAGGGATAAAGTGAAATTCCATTTCTTATTCTCGTAGACATTAGTATAAATGCTACTACTCAATAAGGTGTCTCCGGCTCGATTTTTTACAATAAAATAAGCATCTTTGACATTCTTCAAGGGTTCATATACTTCAGCATACTCCCCAGGCGCTTTTACTGCATACACTTCGAGACCGTAGTCATTGGCTGCTGATTCCCACGTTAGGTCGGTAGAAGTCTGAGATTTGTCCAGTGGAGTATGAAATCCGAACAGAGACGAGGAAACCACACTGGGCATCTCGTAATCAAGATATAAATAATTTTGTTTATCCGGAAAAACAACTTCAGCCTGGAGAGCAACGGCTTGGTCTTGACTATTCGAAACTGATCCCGTTATCAGTCCAACTGAATTACTATTTGTAGCATCATAATATTGGTATAACGTGGCTTCGTCGTCTGACTGTTGCAACAATCCCGTAAAGTCGGCATATTTTTTAGTACTGGTAGAAGTCTTATAGGAATCAAGGAGTTTATAATCGGCGTTATCTGTATACGTATTGAGGGCGATAATCTCGTCATCTACCCCAAGACAGCGTATAAAATTACGAACTGACTTCTCGCTTCCTTTGGATTTAAGGATCTGGGCTAAATTATTGTAAATGTTCTTATAGATAACATTCTTAACATCTTCCAGCCGATTATCGAAATTTATCTGCTCGTCGCGTTCTAAAAACTGCCCTAAAGAGTCAATATTTTCAAAGAGTTCTGGCGTATCAATGCCGAGATTCTCAACTAAGCGATCGCTATAAGGCATCTCATTGATAGATCCCGTTAAACTACCAGACAAATAATCAACTGAACGGGCGTTCTTGAGTCCCTGAGCTTGGTTATACAGCGTATCAAAATAATTCGCCATCACTTGGGTTATTTTTAAGAGTTCGTTCGAGCCCGCTTCTTCCTCTTCTATGACCCAAGCCGGCAAATGATTAATCATGCGAGCATTATTTTGGGCATCATAGTTGCTGCCGCTCAATTCGTAGGTATCTTTAGCTGTGATATAGCGAGGGTTAGCTGTCCGAATGATCGGATCAGGAATTTCTCGAACCGATTTAATGGACAGGTCATCAACAGCGGAGCCAAGATTTCTACTCGCCGAACTGTAGCCAACATAGAGACCGTTAGATACGCGACCAGAATAGTCTAAGATAACCGAGTCAGTATTCGAGTCGCCGGTTACACCTTCATTAAACTTATAATATACCCCAAGAGAAATATTGGCATCGTATTTATTTGAGCCGCCGTTGACATGACTAAACCAGTGTTGTCCAATTTGTTCCGCGTTCCGGGCTTTTTTCCAGAAGCGGAATTCATCCAATGATCCTGAAAACTTTCCGTCTCCTTCCAGAACACCAGCAGTGCCCGATGGGGCTACTCGAAGAGCCCCAATATTGGAGATCATGGTTCCCGTAACTTCACTTATCAGTCCCGAGCCAGTAAGTCCAGTGTGAGTACAGTCCCCATTTATATAAAAATCTAAAGTAGGGGTAGCCTGCGAGGTATCGAAAGCAAACGCATAATTGCGCCACGTCCCATCATTAATAGATATAGATCCCGTCGGGATAGAAACATTAGAAAATCCGGCAGTACCCGACAGCATCGTCACTTCAAAATGGTCAGCCGAACCAGTAGCTATCTCAATTCGTAAGCGTCCATAGCCAGCCGAGCCGGTACCCGCACCATTCCATAAATCAAATACCACCTGGCGAGGGGATTCTACGGCGGCGTCAAGGTCAGCGGTCTTCTTATAGAAAAATTCTACTGTTGTCCCATGGGTGCCGCCAAAGGTCAAGTTGGAGGTACGATTTTTCTCTTCATCAAAAAGAGTGTCCTTGTGTGGTCCGCCCTTAGTTTGAATATATTCATTCGTAGCGGAATAATAACCACTGGCATGTGGCGTCAGGGATCCATAAGTAGTGCCATTAGAGATATAGCCAGTGGAAGCAGGGTAGACCTCCTCCAGCATATATTTTTCTAACGGATTCAAATCGTTATAGAATTTAGTCTTCTCTAATCCCGAGCCGTCGTAAGGATAATAGCTTGAGATATAAGTGAAGGTGTTGTTATAATATTGCTTCGCTGATCCAAATCGAACAAAATTTAAAGGATTGGAATAATCTACAGGAGGGAGAAAGTATTTTTGTTTCTCTACAAGTTGGCTAAGATGCTCTTCTGATTCAACACCCGCTCCCACAGTATCCGCCGCGGTACTTCTTAGATATTTGCTAACAGTGGCTGCCTGCTTGTTGTTGTCAAATAACTTTTTTATACTCATTTATCTTCTTCTATTCTGATTTTGAACACTTCAGGCTGCTCTTGATAGGCACCCTGTAAATAGTATGCAAACTTAATTCCATAAGCGAAGCCGGCTTCTATTTCCTTAGTGTCTAACTCAAAATAGTTTCCGCTGACATCATAAGATAAGCGGCTATAATTGTTGGCAGCACTCCCGGTTCCGTAAGGAATAATATCGAGATCATCCACCATTCTAAAAACACGGTAATAAGCATTTTCAATAATTTCTGGAACTATCTTGGATGTTGCCTTGGTGTAGATGTTTGGGCTCCAGTTCTTTTTGCGAGCAAAAACTCTCAAGGTAGGATTTTGTCCCTTTACGTACGAGGCTTCTAAGTTGGGCATTGATGTTACATATTTTTGATTATACATTAGTTCCGAAGTCGAAACTGATTTCGGAGTATAAGAACTGGTAAAGAATTCTACGCGACTTCCCCCTGACCCAGTAGACCACACATCAAAAACGGGAGTATAGCTACTCGTAGAAGCAAAAGAAGCTGTATATATACCAGTGGCAGTTATATTGTTTTCCACCAGCAAGCCAGCGGTAACGCTTGTGCCAGAAGAGCCATCCGCACTTACTATAGTTAAAGGATCTCCCACTGGAGATGTGCTCCCTGAATAAACTTCCACACTCAGAGTGTTGCCAGTAAGATTAGGAATATCTTGTAGTTGTCCCCGAATTACATTGTACATATACAAAGTATTTAAATTTTCCGACGCTGGTGCCAAGCTACTGCTGATGGCAAAATCTCCACGGTTATCCCGTCGAGTGGAATCCCACCACGCTTCAATCGTTGGTCGGTAATCATAATATTCACTAGTGCGCGCAAAAAACATCTTAGTGTACAGACTGGTAGTACCTGAGACTGCCGAGTCCGGATATTTAATAAGGAAGCCAGCGTTAGTGGTTCCATTGAGCCATTGGTATACTTGTTCAGAGACGTCCAATCGTAAATTCTCTAACCCTGTTTCGAAGAATACACTTCCCGAGGTCCCCGCCCCCGTTAAGATGGATCCACCCGCAGACGTCCACGCCGTCGCTGCGGACGCCGACACCCAGTTAGACGCGCCCAAATCTGTATAGTTGTTCATGTCCAGTCCTCGTCCCTCGTTCCAGGGTTGAGAAGCCATACATACATCGAGACTATAACTCAATGGGGTGGTGTTTCCGTGGGGCGCATTATACAAGTTAAGATAAAACTTTATACTGCCAGAATCATTAGGTAAGGTTCCGGCGGCCATATCGGTGGATATAGTAGAAACAGGAAACTGAATGAGGAAACGCGATTGCTCTGCGTTTATAGCATTAATGGGAGCATTTGTTTGTCCATGGACAACAAAAGTCTCCAATATATCTGCCGCGCCCATATTAGACCCAGTTCCACGTAATACTAAATTATTCTTATATGCATTCGTAATAGTATTATCTTGAGATGCAAAATATTTTTTAATACCCATCTTATGTTACCACTCCTTCAATATCCGCACTCGAAAATAACACTTCTGCTGCCGCGTCTTGAGGGATGATAAGATACCGTCCGTCATCGGTAAGATTAGATTCGATATCATAAACCACGTCGCTATACTTACCACCTGACCTATTAAACAATTCTACCTCCGTAGTATCCACCACGCCCGGAACTTCATTTAAGAGCTTATAGATCTGGGCGAGATGGATAGCTTGTCCGATGTCTGGCGTGACATTTAGAAAGTCGGTTTGAAGCTTAGCAATACATCTCTGTAACAAAGTATATCTATTTATATCTTGTGCCGGTAACACCTTAAAACGTATACCATAATTGATGATACGTCCATCGATAATGTCCATGGTATCGTTAATCATACGATATCGGTTAAGCCACGTTCGCATATTCTCTTTTAAAGTATTATTAGGAACTCCTAAAGTTCCGGTGGCAGTCTCCGAGAGGACATAAATATTCAAGTTATTGTTGACCGATTCTACGTCCCTTACTACGTTGCAACGCTTCACTTTTCCAAATTTAGCTGGCATACGATATAAAAGACTGGTATAATCTTCACGAGTTACTGCTCGGTTTTGAGAAGCAAAAGTGGCATATGCCCTCTGTTTGAGTTCTTCCAAAGAAGGAAAGGATATATCCCCCATAATGGGTTGTTCATTTTCAAGTTCCAAAGAGCTAACGACGCCATTAAGTAAAGAGCCAGCCAAAGATGCTCGGTTCTTGAAGGAAAACTGGGGATTGGTGGCGGAATTTAGAGCGCCCACAGGCGCGTTTATCCCATTAGTTCTATTTGCATAATATGAAACAGTCAACGTAGTATTGACAGGAACGACTCCAAATTTATCAGTTTGTATAAGATTGGCTGGATCAAATGTTTCTTCAGACACATAGTTTTTGCCGTTAACTTCAAGCACCACATCTGCCGGATCGGCTATTAAATTACTCGTCAAATTCTCTTCGGAGCCGTACCCAAATTGAAGAAAGGTACCGCCTACGGCATTATTGACTGTAACAAAGCGTCGGGCAGCAGGCACCAAACGCAAAACATATGGGACGTCCGCCTTGTTAGTATTATAATTGGGTACTTGCTTATAGACCACATCCTGCGTTAAGTAATCTACTTCATAATACTCATTACCCTGAGAATCTTTAACTGACATGACTTCTGTAATATTTTTTCTCTTCAGTTCTATATTGCGAAAACGCATGTAATCTCCTATGATGAAGGTATCTCGATATTGTTGTCCCGAGATTACGGTACCATAGGCTTTAATCGCAAAGAATGTAGGGTTTCCTGTAGTGTTGTCCACTTGAGAGACGGTTACTTCATTATTAGGGTTAGTAAAATCCACATCTTCCACTAATGTAAAAGGAGCGTTACTTGTAGACTGAAGCAGTGTTCCAGCTTGAAGGATAGGCATATAAGCTACATCAGGTCCGCGCGTTGCGGTATTTACAGGAACGGATATATAAAAAGCTACTTGCCCAGTAGAACGAGCAGAGCCGGGCATCTTATACCCCAGCACTCTTGCCATGCGCAACACATTACCATATTGGATAGCACTATCCATATAACTTTCATTTGCTTGGAAATCTGTATAAAAAGAAAGCTGATCACCGACATAAGCCACCAAGTCCAGCATCATTGCACCAAAAGATGCCTCACTGAAATCTTTAAAAGTGGTTGGATAATAACGTTTGGCATAATTGACTAAATCTTCCTTGATGGAATCAAAGTCTCTGCTGGTATAATTGATGGGTCTTTTAGACATATATGATCGCCTCTAAGTTTAAATAGTCACGGCTGAAGTTATTACCAGTTGGTCTGAGCCCACATATGGTGATAGATTATAGTTAATAACTAACTGCACTTCATTATAAGCGAGCACGCTGTTTTCATCACTTGTCACAAATTGAATTTCTTCTATATTAACAGCCGGTAAATAAATTGACTTTTGTTCACGAATTTCTTGAACTAAATTGTCCATCACCGGACCAGTCAACGGTTCAAATAAATATTGTTTAAGACCTACACCAAACATAGGGTCCATGAGACGTTCGCCTGGAGCAGTTAATATAAGAGTCTTGAAATTTTGACGGATAGCTTGTCCAACAGTCTTGTTCAACTCATATGGACCATCGACGGGACTATACCGAAGTGGTACAGATACTGAAATTCCTAACCCTTTATTGCTCATATTCTTCCCCCTATGTAAGTAGCGTCTCTAAAATCAATTTTTCATTCAAAAGGTCAGCCTGAAATCGGCGGGCGTAATTATACTGATATCCTAAAAATCTTAGAAAATCCCGAGGCGCGTGTTTTTGCATGTGTTCCCATTTTTCTTCGCCGGCCCACTCCTCACGGACGGACTCAAACCAAGAGTGGGGGCTGTTTTCCTCATCGACTACTGATTCCCGCGCCCCACCTTTCATAAAGCCGCTCTCTCCCATGGTGTCAAATACACTCCCAAGCCACTCGTAATAATCCCCCGAACCGTCGGTTATAGAGGGGCCGTCCAGCCCACGGTAACCTTTTGCGACCCAGGCTTTCCACACAGGGATATACCCACCGAGTTCGGTGGCATAATGTCTATATTGATTGGTGTGGAAATGATTTTTAAACTCCTCTAAACTGTCGGCAAGCGCTTGACCATATTCGGCTGTCATAAAACCTGAGTTAAAGCTAGTCCTAAAAAATCTGGCCACCCTCTTGGCGACGCCGTTGAGGTGGGCTTGGGTCTGCTGCCGTTTGGCGACCTTTAGCTGAATGTTGTCGTCTTCATGCTCAGCACCCAACGATATCGAGTGGACCCATTTACCAGCCTCAAAGTGCATTCCGGGGGATGTAAAAAATCCCGACTCTGAAAAGGCTTGTTTAAATGTGGCTCCGTCCTCGTCGGCGTCGCTCAACTCCACAAGCTGTGCAGGGGTATACAAGAGTTGACGACTTCGCAATTCTTCTTGGAAACCTTGAAGTTCTTCGTCTAATACTTGTAGGCGCGCCCTTACCTCATCAGCGTGATAATAAGTTGTATTATCACTCTGATCCCACTGCATTACGGCTACCGGGAAACCTCGAAATTTAGCACTAAACCGGTCCACCATCTGACCCGCCAGGGCTGTCAAATACGCATCATCGGCGATGGCAGTTTCAAATAACAGTTTAGCATTAGTCTCACTATACCTTTGGCACGGGCGCACTGAATGATCATAGAAACTTAACGCCTGTCCGACTAATAGGGGTGCGGGAAAATAATATTGGGCAGCCGTAATACCTGTGTCAGTCAGACGAGCGCGGTGCCACTCCTCTTCGGTAGCGTCAGTATTAGGAGGCAGGGGCTCCGGGTCGTCATATTCAATAAGAGACTGTCCAATTTCCGCTGCGCAAGCGCCCGCTTCCCCCTCGGTTAAACCAAAATTTTGATTCCCCTGTCCTAAGTGAATATTGAGGTACCCAAAAAATCTTCCTACCGATTTTCGGTATCGCTCCAAGACGATATTCGTCCGAAGGTGGTCCGCGAAAGCCCAATCCTCATAGATGCCGCGGTGGATGGTCTGATATTCACTAATGCGTCCAATATTTTCCAACATCTTCATTATCATAGATTTAACTGTAGTATGTAATTTCTCTTCTGGAGTGTCGGTGGTATTAAAAACTACCTGAGGGTTATCTTCGGGATAATTTGCATAAACTTTTTCTATTAAATCAAATTTGCTATAAATTTTTCCTAACAGAGATCGGCTGCTCAATTCTTTTACAATTTGCTTGGTCATATAACTGGATATAATTTCCACCGTTCCCAGTGACCCCCACTGCGGATATGGGGACGCCAAGGGCAATACATTCGTAAAAAATCTCTGTAAGCGTGCTTGAAGGACGGTCACCCATGACGTTGCTATATAAATGTCGTTCGCATTCACGCATTCGTCATCATTAGGTTCAAACGGCATTACATTAGTGGCTTGAAGATATTTGGTCATTCTTCTGCGTGCGCGCGGTGAAGAAAATCCACGGTCTAACGTCTCGTCAATTTTCACCGTATAGTTTCCAAAGGCAGTGCAATCAATGCTACGGCCCGAGCGATCAACCCCCTTGACTCCCGCGGTAGTAAGGTACTCCGGATTATGATCAATTCTCCCCTGTATCCCAAACATAAAGGGGTTAACTAAAGATAGGATACTATCCTCTAACTCTGTTTCTGTAAGAGAGGGGAATTTTACCCCCCTAAAATAATATTCCCCATTCTTCTGGATATATGTTCCCAGCATATTTGGTGTTCCAATTAGGTGCGCGTAATTGATAGGCACAGGATACCCTTCAGTTCCCGGCTCGATCGCAGTCTCGACATCCCGCGGAACATAAGAGGCTAAAATAGTAGGGTCCGGATATTCCGGATTATCAAGAGGTACAAAATTGGGAACATAAGTAAATTCATTATGGGGATCATTTGTGAAAGCTGTGGCGAGAGTCACCCCAGGGTTATTCTCTGGTGATACCCGTGCATTGTTCACCCTCATAAAAATACGAGGATAATAACCTCCATACGAAGCCGCGGCGGTGTATTCTTTGGCGTAATATGCGGGATGGATTACTTCGGTACAGAGTTGATTATTATAGTCGGCTTGGCTATTTAAAACCTCTGCGTAAGCGGAATTTCCGGGATGTTTTGTTGGATCTATATATTCTTTGGCTATTTCGTTTTTAATATGTAAAGGGGCCACCCGTTTCCCATAACTCCCCACTCGTTGATTAAGGGTTGCAGGTGATCGGGATCCCTCGGCGTTGACGAGACCAGGCTCTTCAAAAGGAAGAGGTAGATAGTTGGTGAGTCCTGCCACTAAGGTCTCGGTGACCAAATCCCTCACTTGAGAGTTCCCTCCAAGATTTGTGTGAGTTCCGCCATGGCGAGTTGGGAATTGTCGATAAACGTGATTGACTTCTCCGGTCGGTAGTTGACCGGGGCCCAGATTCAAAGGCGATGTAACAAAGGATACGGGGATGCCATTTCGCAGATAATCATAACTTTGAAAAAACATTTCCGAGCCCATCTTAGTGGAATAAAAATTATATACTAATTCAACCAGATGATCGGGGGGCTTGGCGAAATAGGATTCTAATTGTTCCCCAAGATATGCTTGAAAAGCCAAAGAGAGGGCGGCGATCAATTTTAAGAGATCTTCATAAAATTTCATAACAGGCAAAGAATTCAAAAACTGATTCAGGCGAAGTTCTAGAGTTTCCAAAGATTTTAAAAATCCGCAATAAGCATTTATTTTATCAATCTTGTCCGAGACGATCATTTGTTGTTGGGCGGCAAGCTGTTCGACACTGAATTGAAAACCCAGGGAATTGACGTCTGCTTTAAGATCTCGACAATAAGCCGCTAAAGGAGACTCATCACTATCGCCCTCATCTCTCAGGTCCAAAGACTGTCCAATTAAGAAAATGAACTCTCTAAGTTTTTTATCTAAATCTTTTATCTTCCGAAACCCAGGATAAGTCTCCATGGTATAATACCGCAAGATCATGTCGCCCGCTTCGGTTTCTCCATTGTTGTCCCATATTCGCCGCACCGTAGCCATATGGCGTTCTGATTCGGTGGCATACTCCGGAGATACCCATCCGGTAGGCCATTTAATTGAAGGACGTGGGTCGGTTAGAGCGGAACTTATATGGGCATAAAGTGAATTTTCTCCGTCGCCGTATAACAGTTGCTCTTGCTCTTCGGGGGTAGTCATCGCCGAGATATCTTCTAACAGTTGCAACAAGGTCGCTTCAGGCACACGGCTCTCAGTTATCACAACCTCTTCATCAATTGTTTCCTCGGTAGTATGAAAAAGTAGAGACTCTCCCCCTATACCACCAAGATCTAAATTAGCGGCTTCTACCAGACTTCTCAATGAAGAGGCCCCATAATCATGGCGGGGCATCGGCAATCCGGGATTAGGATCGTTAGCGGGACCACACCCCAACATGGCGTTAATTAAATCTTGCGCTATAGAATTAATCATTGCTGTAAGAAATTGACGTACAAGACGATTGATAACTTTTTCCCATATCTCCATCGACGCGCGGCTCTTATTCATTCCTTTAATCTTTTTAAGCTCAATTTTTAAAGGTGCGGGATTCTGTTGTTTAGAGGAGTATTTTCCTGTTTCCGCCCCAAATGCTTCATCGACCATGGGGTCCAAAACAGCATTGGTGAGGGATCCTCCCAGAACATCCAAACCGCAAAAGATTTGATCATTGACTTCCCGTTCCAGAGCCCTTCTTGCTTGGGCTGGATTGGCCTCGGCGTTGATCGCAGCGTCAGCATAAGGCATATATGGGGCGCATTCTCGGCGCAAAGTCTCATTGGCCATGATTTCTGATTTTAAAGCAAATATGATTTGGCGGATTTTGATCCTCATGGCTATTTTACCGTTGAAGACTTCTGAAAGATTGAGCGCATGTTTGGTTATTCGGGCCATGGTCGTAGAACAGTTCGCAGTTTGAAATCCCTTCTTCACATTCAAATATTTGCTGGCGCGAGAATAAGCCTTGGCAGACTCCTCGGGTGTGAATTTACTTTCCTCATCATAAATGGCTGTCGTGGTATCCCACATTTTTTTAGCGAGCCGGAGTTGTTGTGCGGCGGCACGGATACCTGATAAATCAATAGATATAAGAGGATCGTTGCTGGCAGCGTCTTGAGCTTTTGCTATATCTCCCGGCGTCAGGATGAAAGTGGGATAGGTGTATTTTTGGAGAAATTCTAACCAAGGTTCTCTGGTCTCCACATTAGTGGTAAAATAAGCATTTGCTATTTCATCGGAATGATAAACATAAGAAAAGGTAGTAGGGTTTTGGAAAGAAAATGCATTTAAAAGGTATTCTGTATAGTTGGGAGTCTCTGGGGGCGGGTCGAGAGTAGCTAAATAACGATTACCCGTAGCACGGTCGCACAAAACCCCATTGATAGAGAGATAAAGTAAATTATATTCCCTATCTACATAAAATTGTACTTGATCGCTGTCCGCAAGAGTAAGATTGTTATAGTTATAAAAATTGCCCAAAACATCTACTATAGAGCCAATTCTCTGAGCTTCCTCTTCTAAATCCAGACCTTTCAGGGCGGCTGGAGTCAAACCTTCGTCGAGGGTTATATTATAGTACTCCTCCAATAACATGGCGGTAGCAACAGAATTTCTAAGGAGACGAGTGGGGGTAAAAATTACAGGCTCGTGAGAGAGGACTGGTGTTTTGTGGGGATCTATTATAACCTGTGCTTTTTGTAAAGGGGTTAACTCATATTCTTGATATCCTATGGTGGTTTCCGATGTCTGGTGTTCCATAATCCTTTGGGATATAGTTACAGCACACACCCAATGAGAAGCAGGACGGGGATCTTTGAAGGCTACAATATCCCACGCGCGGTTCTCAGGGTCTTCTTCTGGATCAGTAGGCTGTAAAAAAAGAGGGGATGCACCTCCTGCCTCAGCGGTCGCCAGGGGTCGTCCCGACTGAATATTAGCTCTATTAGTAGGAGAATCTTTTCCCGCGAATTTCAGAATTTCTCCAATTCCTATATCGGCTATACGCTGGTATCTCTCTCTGATGCTTTGATAAGCTGATTCATCATAGAGTCCAAGTTCCCGTCTTTGAGGCTCATCATCGGATATAAGTCCTATGTCCAAGGCATCATTAGAGGTATATGAGGTTCTAAGCGTATAGTAATATTTATCATCCGCAGGATTAAAATAGACGCGTTCTTTTTTCTTTCCGGCTTGACAATTATTAGTCCACTCAAAAACATCAACTGTAGGATCCGTGCTATAAAAAACACTATTAGTGGGAGAAAGTCCAGCTAATTCCATTTGAGCGTCTATGTTATCTTCTAAAGTTATCATTATGCCAGGATCAAGCTCGAACGCTGTGTAAAGCCTGTTTCGATATTCAGGAGAGTGGCTCGTGGGAATAGCGATGAGATTAGAGATTTTTTTGTCGAGTCCGGACTGGTTGTCGAGAAGAGCAGCGTCTCGGCTCGTTAACGTGCTATAGGCGTATAGAGCCACACTGGAAGCGTCCTCAAGTCGTCCTACCAGGCGGCCCAACTTCTCTTTTATTTCGTCATCGCTAAGATATACCAATTTCCCATCAACGACTTTACCATTCTGAGGGTAAAGGGAAGAATATGCCACCAGATCCGACACCGTTATTTTTCTACCTTCTTCTGTAAAAGTGTCCGGAATTGTTTCGGCGTTCAAAAGAAAGCCTGCATTGGGGAATTCTGCAAAATATAAAAAACTCTCGTGGATACCATCTAAGACAAATCGATTTCTTAAATTATTGTAGTCATAAGAGGGGACATCACCGTCTCCATTAACGGGATTTAGTTCGCCATATGTTTGTTCCGCGAACGGGTTAACAATATTTTTCTGTTGCTCAGATAACGGCATCCTTTATGTCCTAATTTACATGGTTATATTTACTGCGGAAATTCCAGGGCGGAAAAGGGTTTTTAATACCATCTTCTCCACCACCGCCGTAGTTAGCTTTATGAAATACATAGTTTAGATTATTAGTATATAAATCTAACGCTGCCATAGGCAGACGTGATATTAATTGATTGAGTTTTCGTGCCGCCACACCGGTGGGGTCTACGAAAGACAACGCCAACATAATTACTAACTCAAAATTATAAGTGACAGAAGCATTTAAATCAGCAATGAGATCGGTTATTTCATCGAGGACTTTCACTAAGTCATCGCCCTTCACCATAGGTTGAAGGTCGCTGTCGTCATTGCCCGCTATGAGATCTATTCCCTGTATTACTCCATCAACATTCATCCCTACTGATCCCTGATAAACATCTGTGGACGTAACAAGTTTAATCCCTTGTCTACCAATAATTCTCACTGAATCGGATTTTATAGCGATAGCTGAGGTGAAGGTTGGAGAACCCACACTTCCTTTTGCTAAATTGAAATATTCTGGACTGTCAATGTCTTTAGCTTTTTGAGTGATGTAGATACGTGAAGAATCCAGTTCGGTACTCTTGTTGGTAGCAACATCTTCCCCTTTAGAATTAGCTTCACGGGCTTGGACACCAGATAAGCCGGCAATAATATCTATACACCCACGATGACTGCACACCATCGCGCCCGTTCCGGAGTCCAGGCTCCCCGGTCGGTCATAACCCTGCACTATAATGGTGTTAGCCTTCCCTCGTATTACCGTTTCATTTGGACCTATGTTGTAGTTCACATGGGGTTCAAAAATTGGGTTTTGCCTAATCCCCGATGCGTAACGTCCTATACTCCCAGGAGAACTTTCGCGCATTTCTTGGGTTGCTAAGCTTAGGATCCCATCTATTACTGCTTTTACGTTCATGCCAGCCATTTATTTTCTCACGATTTCACAAAGCCGCTGTTTATGAAGAAAGCTTCGGGGTCTAGGGCTTCTGTGGTAGGTTGAAGTTGTGTATCATACACCACTTCAAAATGTAAATGCGCGCCAGTACTGTTAGGCGGCCTTGTCTTTCCTGTGGCACCGCTTGTGCCTATTTGTTTACCTTGCGCAACCTTCTTTCCAGCCTTCCATATATTTGCGTCTGGTTCTTTAAGGTGTGCATAGAGCGTATAAAAATCTGGTCCGTCAAATTGGTCGTGTTTAATCATGATATACCACCCAAAGCCTCCTTTGTTGAACCTGACGCGTTCGACGGTTCCGTCAAAAACTGCATAGATAGGGGCGTCCATTGGGGCTCTGAAATCTACTCCCTTGTGAGGTCCTCCAGAGCGCATCCCTACAGGGGAAGTCACGTACATATTATACGTTTTCAGTGCAGCTACTATTTGGTTGGGATCCAACATTCCCGTTGTTCTATCCATAAAAGACTTAAGAAATTGTCCACCAGGCTCCACAGGGAGAGACGGGTGTTTAATTTTGTTTTTATCAGTGCCCGATGGGGGTATGGGCGGATTTTTCCAGATCCGTCCGGGGGCGAATGCCACCCCCTGGCAAACCTTGCCGACTGTTGTTTTTTGTTTCCCTCCTTTGGTGGGTCGGGGAGCAATACAATTACTAAAAAGTTCGTCGAGAGGGCGGTCGTGTTTCGCGCTATCGATAACACCAGTAATTACTCCAGTAGAGAGATTTGATATGAACCCCCATTGAGCGGCCATATCTATAAACTGAACCTCAACAATTGATCCTATTTTCAATTTCTCCTCACCTCCAGCTTTGCGAAAATCCGCAAACCAAGGATAAAACTCATTTTCTATAGACTTGCTCTTTGATGGCACGGGAAGGAAAAAATGCCGAGGGTCGTCGATTACTCTAACTTTATATCTATGGAATGACTCGTTTTCTTTCGGGTTCAACCACGACCAGAAACTATCCCAATAACCCTGGTTATCTTGTTTAGTATAGTTGTTTTTAGTGACAACACCTCGGCAAATAGTTTTATCATCATAGGGACGATTACTATAAAAGTTGCGTATGATAGTGCGTAACGCATGAGAAGCAGAGTTCTTTCCCTCTATATAAGCACGGTCTTTAATAGACGACTTCCCAGAAGGGGTACCATGATTTTGGTTAGTTAAACTGGGGAGTCCTTTTTTGTTTTTATTAGACACATCAGTTGTCCTTTATAATGTCAAAAAGCTGCTTTTTGTCATCTTCGGATAAACCCGCCTGAGAATGGGCACTTTCTTTTTTATATACCAAGGTCGCCAACTTAACCAGTTGTTCATTACTCCTCTGGAGAGTTTCGACAAACTTCGCAGCAGTAGACCCTGCATCTGAATATCGTTCTGAAGAAACCGCCATATACTCTTTCAAGTTGGATAAAAGAGTTTCTGTCTCCTGGCGGTCATTATTAATATTCTCCAGAGCTTGTTCTATAAGGGATTCGAGATTCTTTTTCATATTGTAAATAGTAACCTATTTAATTTCTCCCTCGTCCCACTTCTTCTTAAAAAGGCGGTATCTTTCCCTCATTTTATTTAAACAGCTTACAATTTGTTTGGTGTTTAATCCTGTAATTTCCCGCATGTAGAGGTAGATAGCTTTTTTATTAAAAATCTCAATCTGTTCTATATTCTCCATTAATGTTTGGATAGCGTTCAATACCTTCTCTTCATTTGGCTTAAGACGTAATTTTTTCCAGGAGTCTATTTCTTGAAGTAAGTGGATCCAATATTGATGTTCTTCCGCTTTATCATAAAATGTATGAAGACCGTCGCCTGAGATGGCTTCTACCTCACGAATCATTGCATCGTAATTAACTTCGCGTCGGTTTTTCTTGGTTTGTTTTTTGGCTTTATGAGTGAACCAATTCTTAGTCACTACCGAAAAATAGGAAAATGCCTTAGTTCCTTGATCGGGATTAAACTTCCCCAAGATAGTAGTGAGCCATATTTTACAATCATCCTTTAGATAATCAATGTTTTCCAGCGATGTAAATTTATAGGTGTAAACGATTTTATCTACTAACTCGTTAAACGCCGGCTGGATTTCGGATACATAAAGACGAGATCTTTCAGCAGTGTCAGAAGTAGCACAATAATCGATAATGGCTTGTTCTGTTTGCTTCGTAAAATAATGGTTTTTATTGCGTTTCTTCTTTTTCATGTTCCTCATCTTCAAATAAATCATTTTTTTGGGAGATAAAATCCCCCAATTCTGTGTTTATCTCTTTGGCATGTTCAAGTAAACTTTCCAAGGTCCCGTCGCCATAAAATCGGTCCATAGAATAAACCTTTTCGACGTGCTCTGTAAAAGACTTCAAATTTTTATTGATTTCAATGAAATCCACAATTAAAGATCTTGAATAGCCCAAAAGATTGCGGATATACCATACGCTCACCCCTAAGAGGCAAAAGCTTAGCACGCTTGCTGCGGATAGAATATAAATCATTTCTTATAAACCCGTTTAGAGATCTTTTTCCTCGTTTTTTTAAGCTCTACTTGGTTATCATGGATTGCCTGCTTTACTTGCGTTCCTGCTTTGTTATCCACGGTTGTAAATGGTTTCACATTATGTGTTATGGGTTTAGATAAATCTTTTTTTATCTCGGAGGAGCCACATTTCAAACAAACAACACCCTTACATTTATAGGAGTGTCTCAGAGTAAAAGTGTGAGTGCACTCAATGCAGATATAATCATAGATTGGCAAAATAAACTTTTCTTCTCTATGGTATCAAAATTTCAGATTTCGAAGCATTGAGAGAATCGTCGAGATTATTCTTGACAAAGGGAGGGTTTAGTACAAATATCTCTCCATCTCGTTCTTCAAGAATCCAATCATTTAGGAGTTCGGTAATATCCACTTGTTCTGATAGGCACTTCTGCAAAGTCATTAAAAGCGCACCTGTTGCTTGTTTAGATAGTTTCATCCTTTTATCTCCTCGGGCACTTCACAGACGGGAGGTACCTCTAATTTGTGTTTATTGCCAAAATGGCGATCTAAATAAATTTTCATCACTTCTCTTTCACGATCGGATAATTCCGCAGATGCCCAATTATCTCCATGGGTATCGTAATATTCCAGTGCCCACTCCAACTCGTTGTAAGTAGCACCGATCTGATCCTCGTCAGACCTACCATCATCCCACAGTCCGTCATTAGGAACCGCAGTCTGAACAGACTGAACCGTTTCTAAATAAGACGCCAGTTCATAAACTTCCGATTTAAGGAGATCGGCGATTGGAGATAAATCCACCCCTCCATCGCCATATTTTGTAAAGAATCCAACGCCATAATCTTCCACTTTGTTCCCTGTGCCACCAACTAAGAAGTTGTTAGAGTTGGCAAAAGCATACAGCGTCACCATCCGTAGTCGAGAGCGAGTATTCGCCAGGGAAAAACCACCTAGGGCAGCGTTTGGGAGTTGATCACAAAAAACCTCGAATGTGTCGGTTAGGTCCACAGTATGGGATGTAACATTACTATATTTGCTCTTTAGCCACGCGATGTGTTCATCTGATCTTGTGGTGTGGTTCGGATTTTGATGGATGGGCATATTCAGTACGATTACTGGCGCGCCGGTCTCGGCGCAGAGAGTAGATGTTACTGCTGAATCGATTCCTCCTGATACTCCTACCACAAACCCTTTGAGTCCTGATTGTTTCAACCGGGTCGAGAGCCACTTCACTAAGTGATCCTTGACCTTGGAGCTATTCATTGTTGTTTTCCTTTTCTATTTGCGTGCAAATCCATTCATAAGTTTTTTCCATGCCAATTCTAAGTGGTTGGTTATAATCCCAGTCTAACTTTTGGCGGATCAACTCATTGTCGGAGTTTCTGCCGCGTACGCCGACGGGACACGGAAATCCATACTTATCTTGGAATTCTTGTCCATCAATATTTTTAATGGTCGTATTTTTTCCGGAGATATCAATAGCCATTTGGGCAAAGTCGTTAATAGCGATCATCTCTTCCGAGCCGATATTTACAGGTCCAATAAAGTCGGAGTCCATCAAGCGTCGAGTGGCTTCAATACATTCATCAATATATAGGAATGATCTGGTCTGTTTTCCGTCGCCCCAGACCTCGATGGTTTCACCTTCAAGAGCCAAAGCTGCCTTTCGGCACATGGCAGCCGGTGCCTTCTCGCGGCCGCCATCCCAGGTCCCATGAGGTCCAAAAATATTATGATATCGTGCGACCCTAACATCTACCCCATAATTGCGATGAAAGGCAAAAAATAGGCGCTCGCTAAAGAGCTTCTCCCAGCCATATTCACTGTCGGGAGCAGCAGGGTAAGCGGTGTCTTCCGCACACTTTGGATTGTCAGGGTCGGTTTGATTGTATTCGGGATACATGCAGGCTGAAGACGAGTAGAAGACTTTCTTAATCTTCTTCTTCACACACTGT